ATGCAGCGCCGCGCGGCTATTCTCGGAATAGACAAGGCCGCCCCGCCCGCGAATATTACGTTCAATCTCGTCGCTGTTTTAGCTGGAATGGTAGCCAAGGGTTCATTTGAACCTGTAATTGAGCACGAGGCAGCGGCATGAACGTTGTGCTGCAACAGGCCGAGACGACCATCGTAAGGTGGCAGCGCGACCCCGTGGCGTTCGTCCGGGAAGTGTTCTCTGTCGAGCCAGACCCATGGCAAGCTGAAATGCTACGCGACATTATCGTTCATAACCGCATAAGTGTTCGTTCTGGTCATGGTGTGGGAAAGACGACGGCACTGGCGTGGGCCATCATATGGTGGATGGCAACACACTACCCAGTGAAAGTAGCGTGCACTGCCCCTTCTGCTAATCAACTGTATGACATTCTGTGGTCGGAAATCAGGATGTGGTTGCGGCGCGCTATGCCAGTTATCCAGTCGCAGTTTGTAGTGAAATCGGACCGGATAGACTTGGTAGGTGGCGGTGATAGCTTCGCTTCCGCTCGCACGGCGCGCTCCGATAGTCCAGATGCACTGCAAGGATTCCATTCCGAAAACATGTTGTTTATAATTGATGAAGCGCCGGGCGTCCCCGACGTGATATTCGAAGTCGCAAGGGGTGCTATGTCAACTCCTGGTGCGAAGCAAATCCTCACCGGAAACCCGACGCGCAGGACCGGCTACTTTGCGAACTCACAAAAACCAACGTCTGGCTTCCATAAAATCCACGTGAGCAGCGTAGATTCTTCCCGCGTGTCGCGCGAATGGATAGAGGAGATGAAAGAGGAATACGGCGAGGATAACCCGGTATACAAAGTGCGTGTGCTGGGCGAATTCGCGGATTCCGACGTAAACACGTTCATGGCTTACGACCTCGTGAAGTCCGCCGTGGGACGCCCGGTCGTTATGAGTTTGCTGCAAAAACCCGTCTGGGGCCTCGACGTAGCACGGTTCGGCGCTGACAGGTCCTGCCTCGTGGTGCGGTATCCATATGGGGTGCCGGAAATGCCTGTTGTGTGGTCCGGCTTAGACACAATGGAACTCACAGGACAGGTTGTAGCCAAATTTAACGCCACGCCGGAGAGAGAACGCCCGTCTGCTGTTTATGTGGATGTCATCGGAATAGGGTCCGGCGTTGTGGATCGACTGAGAGAACTCGGGCTACCGGTTGTGCCAGTGAACGTATCCGAGGTGCCAAGTTTCGAAAGCTCCGGCGCACACAAAATGCGCGACGAACTGTGGTTGACTGCGTTGAAGTGGTTCGAGACGCGGCAAGTGGCCATTCCGGACCACCTGGGGCTGATTACGGAACTCACTAGCGTGTGCTATGGGTTCGCGTCAACCGGCAAAATTAAGATGGAAGCGAAAGACGACTACAAGAAGCGCGGGAACCGAAGTCCGGATGTGGCTGATGCATTTGTATTGACCTTCGCGTACCAGTCAGCGGTAGGGCAGGGCTTCTTTGGAACCCCGGCGTCGTGGTCGAAACCCATCATACGTAATCTGCAACTCGTGGCGTGAGGAGAACATAATGAGCAACGCTGGACCGGGCTTGAGCCCAAACGAACAAGCGGCCACCTCGAAAGTCGCTGCCACGCCGCATCGAACGATGTTCCAATCGAGCCAGCCGAAAGCGCCGCTGCGGGCACCGGGAACTGGCGGCAGCAAAGGGACCGGCGGAGTGAACCGTGAGCCAAAGTGTCTCGTGTCTAAATGAATGATATGAGCCCAGCCAAGTTGAAGCGCGGATTAAAGCCGCTGAGCGCGGACGCGTTTCAGCAAGCCGTGCGCTGGGAATGCGAACAGGCTGCTGATTGGATTAGCAGCAACATCTCAACCCTACGTATGAAGTCAGAAGCCTATTATGAGGGTCTGACGACACAGAAGAGCGAGCCGGGCAGGTCCAAGCTCATTGTAACGGTCGTAAGGGACGCTATTCATAGCATCCTGCCCAACATTGGGCGCGTCTTCACGCAGACAGATGAAGTGGGTGAGTTCTCGTCGGACGACGAAGAGGACGAGGGTATCTGCAAGGAGATGACGTTGTTCTGCAACGGCGTCTTCAACAAATACGGCGGTTACAAGGCGCTCATCTGGGGAACCACCGACGCGCTGAAATCACGAATTGGCGTAGTGAAAGTGTCGTTGCAGCGCAAAGAAGTGGCTTCTTACAGCGTGTCGGGTGAACTGGATGAAGAGCAGTTATCTGACTTAATGGAAGAGGTACAGAGCGGCGAAACGATAATAACGGAAATGTCGGAGCCGTTCGACACAAGCGAGCCTAGCGGCGATAGCGAGCTAGACGCTATTCTGCCAGATATGCGTCGCAAGGTCGTTATGTCGAAGAAGAGCTACCGCAACAAGTGGTTGCTGTCTACAGTAGCCCCCGAGAGCGTTATTATTGACGCCGACGCCACTTGTATTGGCGACGCGCGTATCGTAGGTACTCGCGAGAACATGGCTATCTACGCTGCGATGGAAATGGGCATCCCTTATGAGCTGCTGCAAGGGAACACTACGGACGATGGGTCTATGTTGCAAACAGAGCGGTTTAACCGGCTCGGCTACGACCCCCAAGACTATACAGACAACTGGAGCAACGACCCAACCGCGCAGCAAGTGCTTATCACTGAGGCGTGGATGAGAATAGACGCGGACGGCGACGGTGTGATAGAACTGCGCCACTTGATCTGCGTTGGTGTGAACTACGAGATCGTCGTGGACGAAGTGGTGCACTGTGTGCCGCTAGCTGTGTTTATGACGGACCTTCAACCGCACGTATTCTTCCCAATCTCGCTCGCCGAGGACCTTATCCAAGACCAAGACGCCCAAACGAGCGTTACAAGGTCCATCCTCGACAACATAGCCCTGGTAAATAGTCCGCGCACCGAGATAAACGAAAACTTCGTGAACCTCGAAGACGCCAAGAACACCGAAATCGGCGCGATGATCCGTGTTAAGCAGATGGGTCAGATCAACGAACTGACAACGCCGTTTGTTGCTGGGCAGACCCTACCGGTGCTCGAATACCTCCATCAGACAGCGGAATCACGTTCCGGCGTCACTAAGCTATCGCAGGGCATTGATCCGAACGCGCTGCAGGCCACTTCGAGAATAGCGGCAAACGCCGCCGTGCAAGGTGGCGACGCGCGTATAGAAATGATGGCTCGCAATATCGCCGAAACGGGCGTGAAAGAGATGTTCCAGGCCATTCTGCGTGTTGCTATGTACGAATTGAAGGGCGAGCAGTCCGTCAAGACGCCAACGGGGTATAAGAAGGTTAACCCGTCGCGCTGGCACGATCAGGTGTCAATTAGTATAAATGTTGGGCTAGGCAACGGGCGCATCGAGGAAAAGCAACAGGTGCTGCAGGGCGTTGTCCAGCAGCAAATGGGGGTTATTGAAAAACTGGGCATGACCAACCCCTATGCTACATGGGACAACGTGCGCAATTCGTGGAAGTCGCTACTGCGCTTAAACGGTATCAAAGACGTTGGGACCTACTTCCCAATAGTGCCGCCAGAAGTAGGAACGGCGTTCGAGCAGAAACAAGCCCAGCAGGCAGCCCAGGCTGCACAGGCCCAGGCGCCCCCAGGGCCAGACGTGGTAGGCGCGGCCAAGGTGAAGGCCGAGGCGGACATTCACATTAATACTGAGAAAATCCAGGCGCAGGCAGCAGCGGACGTTCAGAGAATCCAGGCCGAGACTATGAAAGTCATCGCCGAGATGAAACAGGCTCACACGCTGGAGATGACCGCTATTCGTGCTGAGATTGAAACAAAGATGGCAATTGCTGTAATGAATTACGACGCAAAGCAAGACGCGACCGCTGCTAAGTTCGCCGTAGACAGCAAAAAGGTCGTGTTGGACGAACAAGAGACTGCGATCGCGGAAAAACAGATGGATGAACCAAGGGAGTTACCAGCATAATGGACGACCTTCGTTATCGCCGCGCTAAGTTGCTTAAGGACCTGATGGCTAGCCCAGTGTTCACCGAAGCTTGCCACGCTGTGATGCAAGACATTGCAGTGGAAATGATGGCGTCTAAGCCAGCAGAAAAAGAACTGCGCGAGGCGCTTTACTACGAGAATGAGGCGTTTGCGCGGCTCGTAGGGCGATTAACTGCTATTGCAAATGAAACTGTAATGACTGACAACAAAAAGGACTTGGCCGGTGTCTAACGATATTTTAAACGGCGACCCCGTAGAGCCAGAACTGATGGACGCGCTGTTTGAAAAGGCACCGGATAAGGCTGGTAAGACCCCGGCTGTGCCTGCGGGTAGGGCGGCTGACGGGAAGTTTGTAGCGGCGGCACCTGAGCCAAAGAAGGAAAAGGTTATTGAAGAGCCAAAAGACGAAATCGACCAACTGCTGGAAGTAGCAGAACCCGCCGAGGGCGATGAAGAAAGTGAAGAGCAGCCGGGTGGCGCGGTAGTTGATGACGACTACGAAATCGAAGTTAAGGTAGACGACGAACCCGTCAAACTGACACTGAAGCAGCTCAAGGAAGCTTATTCCGGCGAAAAATTCATCGAAAAGCGCATTCAGCAGGCATCGGAAGCCAAGAATATTGCTGAACAACAGGCCGGGGAGCTGTACCAGACCAATCAGGCACAGATGCAAAGGTTGCAGCAGCTCGACACCATTTTGTCAGGTTTTGCGCAGCCCAACATCGACTGGAACGCCTTGAAGATGAGCGATCCGCTTCAGTATGCTCTAAAGCGCGAGGAGGTTCGTGAAGCTCAGGATAAGCAGGCCCAGGTTCGTGCTGAGGCGCAGCGTCTTGCTGGTGAACAGACAGCTCTCCAAGAGAGGCAGCAGCAGGAGTATCTTCAGCGTGAAGCCCAAACACTTGTCAGAAAAATGCCTGACATGGCTGATCCGGAAAAAGCCCGCGCCACTATGACGCGCTTGACCTCGGCGGCCAAGAAATACGGCTTTTCTGACCAGGAAGTCGGCACCGTCATGGACCACAGGATGCTCCTGGTTTTGGCTGACAACGCCAAGTATCACGACATTTTGGCCCGCAAGGAGATACGCGATAAGGGGATCACCCCCGCAGCTCCAACGAAGACCATGCGGGTGTCCTCTACTGCCCCGGTTGCGGCTGCCCCGAAGAAAAAAGAAGAGGTAGCCTTGCATAGAGCCCGGCTTACGGGTTCAGACGACGACGTTGCCAACTTCTTGACGGCCCAAGCCTTGACTGGCGCACGGCCAAGGAGAGCGTTAAGATGACTTTTACGCCAACTAATCGCTTTAGTAGAGAGGCTACGGCCCAACCTCGAATTGTGTTTAGTAGCGTTCTGCCCACGTACCCTGACAGATTTCCTAGGGGATACTGGTTGAAGATGAACCTCAACCTATCACAAAGGAGACAGCCATGGCTGTTGCAACCAATGCCTTAGAAACCTATGACCTTCGCACTATTCGCGAAGACCTCATGAACGCCGATAATATGATCACCCCAACCGAGACGCCGTTCACGTCCATGATCGTCGATCAGGATAGCGCCTCGAACACCTATCACGAATGGCCGGTGACCAATCTCAACGCGGTTGACGGTTCCAACCGTATCCCAGAAGGTGAGGACGCTCCGGCAGTATCTGCTTCGGTTGCTGCACTTCGGCGCGGTAATTACACGCAGATATCCATCAAGAACGTGAAAGTCTCTTCGTCGGCCCAGTGGGTAGACGGCGCGGCTGATATCAACAAGATGTCGAAGCAGCTCACCTATGCTATGCGAGAGCTGAAGCGTGATCGCGAGACGATGCTGCTCCAGTCCATTGCAGCTCTTCCGGGCACCGCAGTCGGTGCTTCGACAAGGACGGCGGCGGGTATGCCGAGCTTCTACCAGACCAATATATCCCGTGGCGCGACCGGCGTGAACCCGGTGCTGTCGGGAACCACTAACGGTTACCCGATCACGGCGGCTGTTGACGGAACCCTGCGGACCATCACTGAAGACCTGTTCAACACGGTCATTCAGGCTGTGTGGACCTCCGGCGGCGCGCCCAAATACGCAATGGTTGGCCCCGACATCAAGCGGACTATCTCGAAAACCTTCACCGGCTATTCGACCAAGTTCTCTGATGGCGCGTCGAACAAGCTCATCACGTCGGTGGAAATCTATCAGAGCGACTTCGGCACGGTGCAGATTGTTCCGAACCGCTTCCAGCGCTCGCGGGACTGTCATATCCTAGATGCGTCGAAGTTGGCAATCAGCTATGGCCAGACCACTCGGCAGACACCACTTGCCAAGACCGGACTGACTGACAATCGGCTGATCGACTGTGAATACACGCTGTCAGTCGGCAACGAAGCAAGCTGCGGCATCCTCGCCGATGTACAGGCTTGATCTAGCTAATTAGGCCCCTACCTCCCTGGAGGGCCTAATCGTCGGGAAGCGGAGCGCCACACTGTCATG